AGCTGCGCAGCATTGGCAGCACCGTGGAATTGTGCTTCCATTGTATGTACTAACGGATTCTCCATGTCTGACGCTATTGGCGACTACTTGAACAGTATCGCGCGGTATCCACTACTCACACCGCAACAAGAGATACAACTTGGCCGTCGCGTCTCAAAGTGGAGAGAATTAAAGGATCTTGAAAGACCTTTAACGACACAAGAACGCCGTGAACTACGCAGCGGTGAGCGCGCGCGGCAAAAGTTTATGCAATCCAACCTGCAGCTTGTAGTGCATGTTGCACGCAAGTACAGCAGGCGCAACACGCAAACGCTTGAAATGCTGGATCTAATCCAGGAAGGCAACATCGGTCTTGCGCGCGCTGTTGAGCTGTTTGACTATACTCGCGGCTACAAGTTCAGCACCTACGCCTACTGGTGGATTCGCCAATCCATCGGGCGTGCATTGATTCAATACGATCCAATCATCAGGCTGCCTCTTGGCGTGCATGAAATGCTGATCAAGCTCAACAAGACAGCGCAGGCATTTGCGCAAGAGCACGGACGCACAGCAACCATGGCGGAGCTTGCCGCAGTGCTTGATGTGACACCTAAGGTGATATCTGACACATTGCAGCAGTCGTATCGGGTCACAAGCCTTGATAAACCTGCGCAAGATGAATCATCTAACATTCTTGATATCATTGCCGATAAAAGACAATACGACGTTGAATACGATTGGCAACTTGAAACAGTGCGCGACTATTGCGATGAGCATTTAGATGATCGCACTCGTGAAATCATCTATGCACGAAATAGTCGCAATCCAGTGCCATGGAATGACCTAGAAAAGCGCATGGGCCTGTCACGTGCGCGCATGTGCGAAATACAAAAACGTGGCATTAGCCGCCTTCGTATGCTGATAGGCAACCCGCTGGCAGGCACTCCACTTGGAGCCAACAATACAGAAAGTCGGGAACGTCTGGAGGGTCTGCCTAGCGGGAATGTGTAAAGATCACCAGCAGGAATGGCAGGCTAGGGTGTTCTATCATCAGATGCTTGAATCCAGTGCAGCACAGCAAGCTCACGATCTAGCAGATAAGAATCCTGCTGATTGAACCACTGCTGCCATTCTTCGCTGCCCTTTTTTCGATTACATGGCCTGCAAGCTGGCACAAGATTAGTCGTTACAGTGGCACCGCCTTTATGGCGCGGCTTGACGTGATCTAACGTGTCAGCTGCATCTCCGCAGTAAGCGCATTGATGCTGCCATGCATCAAAGATTTGCTGCCTGAATCTATGTTTTGCACTGCGTTTCGGGATGAGGTTTGCGCCATCAATGCAGTGATCCACGCAGTGGCTTCAATAATCCCATCGTACCTTTGGCTTGCCGCGACGCATTCCTAAATGCACAAATCCTTTAGGCGCGCCGTAGCCGAGCGAATACGGCCAGTTCTGATCACACCACTCTTGCACGTGGTTAATGTTGACCTCACGGATGTAAAAATCAACCGCACCAACGTCAGGTGCATCGTATAGGTGCTCGCTACCACTGGAACCACCTACCGCTGCATTGATGGCACGCGGGCGATAGCCACTGGTGATGACCACAGGCTTGCCGCCAAACTTGACCCGTGCACGCTCAAGGAATGCCGCTAGCTCTGCTGCCGTGTCGAGCTGATATTGATGGTCAAAGCGCCGTGCTTCTTGAAATAGCGCAAACTCACCAAGCTGCACGTGCGGCGTAATGCGAGCTGTAAATGCGCTATTGGGTGACAGCTTGGATGGATCCTGCTGCTGCTCGCCGACCCATAGCCTGCCTTCTGCGCGGCGACGACGCAGCAAACCTGCCTCTACAGCGCTGCCTGGGTTGCGATACAACTCCATTGCTGCCGGCACTGCCTGCCAATCCTTGCCGACAAGGCATTTGCTGATCGTCTCAAAACCAGTGCTGCCGTAGAAGCCAGCGCCAAGGTTGTAGGCAAAGGAGATCAACGCACATTGCTTGTTGCCTGTCATCTCATTCCAAAACGGCACGCTGTTGCGCAGTTTTGCTGCGATGCGCTCCACTTCAAGCGCCAGTAACTGATCGGCGTCGATCACGGTGATCTTGTCACCGCGCTGCACCTTGCGACCATCTGAGTAGCGCGTTGTGCCGTAGCCAATCGTTGCTACATCCCATCCGTGGAGCGGATCTGGATAAGCGCTGAGATGCACGCCCTCGAACTCTTTAATGAGTTTTACCGCTGGGGCATAATTATGCAGCCTGCCGCCAGCCTGCCAGGTCTTGTACCACGGCTGATCCCTGTTAAAGACTTCAGGCGCAACCTTTAATAGCTCAGCCTCTAATTCAGAGATGGCCGCCATTTGATGCGGCGTGCCGTGCTTGTAGTATTTAAACAGGTCGGATAGCTTGATCATCGCTTAACCAATGGAGTGACAACACCAGCAAGCACTTCAATAGCCCTATAAAGTTTGACCGCAAGTTTGGCGGTTTTTCTTAATGCTCTGTTGTCTTTCGGTGTTGGCGTCAAGTTGACCACGATCAACGCGACGCCATGAATGGCGATTGCTAAAGCAACGTAATCAGCAAGGCGATCCATGGCTAAGCAGGCGGCCGTCCCTCTAGCTTAGATACTCTTTGCTCAACCGTATTCAGCCGCGTAAAGGTCTCCTTGCGGTCTTCTTTGATGTCGGTGTGCAGCACTTCTAGCTGAGTAGCTATGTGCTCCACGGCACTGGTCAAACGCACCACGGCGTCTCTCGCCTCGTCGTTTCGCCTACTCACTCCCATTGCGCCCATTGCGGCAACGGAGATCGACGCCCCGGCAATAGCAGCGATCAGCTCGATCATGCCATTAGCTTAGCTACCTGCTAAGCTTGACACCTAAACCCTTTTGAGGCGTTTAGGCGATCCGCAGTGGCAGGCTGCGGCGAGGCCGGCACCGCGTGAGGACCGGCCACCTGCCACCCTTTTACCAGGGCACACCTGCAGCCTTGTTAGGGCTGCGCTGCTCGTTGATTTGGCTGTCGAGCCCCGCGTGGATCTCTAGAACCTTTTCATCGCCCAGCTTTTGCAGTACCCAGGCGACCACCACGTCCTCAGTCAGTTCGGAGTAGGGGATCAGGTCGCCTTCAGGGCGTTCCAGTCCAAGGCTGCCGTAGGCGCCAGCGGAATAAACCGCATCATCGCTCTTGGCGTCCACGGTGTAGTGAGCTGTGAACACGTAGCCGTCGCTGGTTTCGCGTTCCAGTTGGGCAATGTGCCAGGTGTAGGTGTTAGCCATGGGTTGGGTGGTCATGTGGTGAGGTTAGCTGGGGTGAGCAGTGAAAAAGAAGACTGGCTACCAAGTGGCGATCGCTGTGCGCTTCCATGTATTCGTAGCAGTGCAAACGTAGATGTAGTCGGCATCCCAGCAAATCTCACCAGCAGTGCCAGTATCAGTTGCGGATGCAGGGGTTTTGGCAGTAGCAATTCTAATCCGGTTTCCGTTCACCTGTAGTAATGCGCCGCCGCTGTCCGAGCTGGCACCAACTAAGAGGCGTCCTGCTGTATCGACACGCAATCTTTCGTTTGTGTCGTGCATGAGTACAAATGGACGAGGCGTTGTCCCCCAGGTGTGCGACAAACCCCAAACACCGTTTGTGTCGTCCAAGAACAGAGCGGAACGTCCATTCTGTCCTGGGCCGTCAACTCCTACTGAAATACCTGCCGCACCAGTAGCTGATGTGATCGCAGCCTGAGGAGTGAATGACGACCCACCTCCTCTTGGTACAGAGAAGGCGCCACCAGCTCCTACATGAAAACTTGTGCCAGGGCTCGTAGTGCCAATCCCTACGTTGCCTGCGGAAGTAATAGTTAGGCGATAGGCGCTACCAGTAAAATCATAAACATCAAAGTTGCCAAACCCGCTGCTCCCGGATATAAGGCCGTAAGTTTTACCGCCAGCTGCTGCTGAATAGTCGAGCTTAATGTAGGGGGTAGTGGCCCCACCGCCGACAACGCTTACGGTCCCACGGTTCGTAGAGCTTCCAACTTGAAATAACTCGCTAGGCGACGAAGTCCCTATGCCTACGAGCCCTGCCGAGTTGATGCGCAGTCTTTCACTGCCATTCACCTGAAACTGCAGCGAGCCAGTGCTGTGCTCATACTTTATATACCCAGGAATAGAGGCATCCCCGGCATCGTTGAATCCAATCCAGGCACTGCCTGAGCTAGACGTTCCTATCGCAAGACCGGCGTTAGTCCTAGATGTATTGCCAATAATCTGCTGGAATACAGAGTTGTAATTACCAGGGCTGGACTGGCCAACCCCAACATTCCCACTCGCATCCACGAACAACCTGCCAGACCCAGCAGTGCCGATGGCTACTTGGTCTGCGCCGGGGGAGTAGATGCCGGTGTTGTTGTCGCCGGTGAACGTCAGCGATGGCGATGCGGCACTACCCAACGCCACGCTTACGGCAGCATCAAAAGTCGCCGCCCCGGTCACGTCCAGCGTGCCAGGAATATCGATGTTGCTGGTCCACTCAACGCCAGTGCCCGCAGCATCAGTCTGCAGCAATTGACGCGCGGCGCCATCCTGCAACTTGCTTACAGGTAGCTCGCTGATGGTTGCGGTGCCGTTGCTGGCAACCTCTACATCGCCAGTGATGATGCCGACCACTTCACCAACAGTGGTCTTCTTGGTGGCGCTGGCACTGACATCAACCACTGGCAGCTCATCAGCTGCGGCGGGAGGCGTTAGAGCGGTCAGCTCTGAGATTTTGATGTTGGCCATCTATCGGTGCCAATGTGCCTTCAGCTTACTTAATCAGAAAGGCAAGCGTCTCATAGGACACTTTGATGCCGAGGATGGTGATCATGGTTTTTGATAGTCTTTTACTTAGCTACCCAGCCTGTATTACCTGTACCTGTACCTTGCTTGACATATAGAAGACCGGTATCTGTACGTAAGCAGATGCTTCCTGGGTTGGCGGTTACGTTGTTTTCAGGGTCGCCTCCATAAGTAAGAAATGCAACTTTTCCACCTCCAGCGCTTTGGATGGTCATGAGCCCAGAAGCGTTAATAGTTTGAACTTCCGTTCCGGCAACTGACAAAGAATAGGTGGAAGCAAAATTCAACCCCTTATTCCAGGTATTTGTTTCTAGAGAGGTTTCTGGGCTGGTAACTCTGGAGTGGTTGCCAAGAATAAGCCCGTTAACAGCACCAGGATTTAGGACTGCCGCAACAGAAGTCTCGCTTAACAGTCCGTTATCAATAATCCAATAAGTATTAACCGAATTTAGGTAAATAGTGGGTTTGTCAATAATGCTGTCAATAGCTGCACCACCGCGAAAGGTGTTGCGCTCTATCCAGACCCTACTGACATCGGTTCCAGCAACGGAAGAATTACCAGTAATGCAGGCTCCATTCGCGCCATCACCCGCATCAATCCAGTTATCAACTATTTTGATGTAGGAGATGGCAGATCCAGCGGTAGGGGTAAGGTCGATTCCTGTTCCATTGAGGCCAGTCTGGTCGATAATATTGTTGCCAATGTATATTTCGAGGCCAGCATTTATAAGAATCGGCTGTGCGTTTGTTTCTGTATTTAAGAAGGTATTATTGAAAATCCTTACACCTTCAGCCTGCTGCGGGCTTGGGTCAGATACATCTCGCGTAAGCCAGACCGATTTCTGCCCACCAAGGATATAGTTACCGCTGATGTGCCCATTTATTGCCCAGTTTGCACCAATTACAAAGTTAGTGCAATTAATAGCATAGCAGTCGGTGACTCTATATGAATCAGTCCTTAGAGTGATTGCCGAAAAGAAGCCACTAAAAAAGCAGTTGCTAACCACTTCGTAGCCGTTATTTGAGCCACCACGGAACTCTAAAGCGGTAATATTAGAAACCCCGTTTGCATCAAACGAAAGTTCGTGAACTGTAGACGTGGAGTCTACAAAGGTAAACAAATTGCCGACAGTACCAGCTTTAACCTTAATGATGGATCCATCACCAGAGCCACCGACACCTGTCAGTTTAATTAGAGAGAGGGTTCCAGCTGTGTCTACAGTAATTGAACCGGTAAGGTATATGCCCTCAGGAAAAAATAGTGAACCTCTAGGTAATACGGCATTAATAGCAGCTTGAATCGCTACCGTATCATCAGTAACACCATCTCCCACTGCCCCAAAGTCTTTAACACTCACCACATCTTGCAGTTTTGATTCAACGGTGCGCTGCTGAGCGCCAGTGCCGGCTTGCGTAAATTGCACGCCTGCTGCAGTGCCAGTAGTATCAGTGTTTGCAAATTTCTTGATATTGCCGTTCGCGTCCTTCGTGTAAAGCTCAGCGTCCGCCGCATTGATTGCAATTTCACCCACGTCAATATCACCTGCCGCAGGCGGCGTGCCAGATACGGTGCTGTTCTTGTGGGTGATCTTATAGGTCATGGCAACAGTGCCTTATGGGTAGCAGTCTAGCCTTCGCGCAACTGCACCTCGCGCACGGTCACGAAATTGGCC